AGCATGAGAGAGGGTGGTGCTAGTTGGTCAGGTGTTATCTGTGATACTAACGCACCAGAGGAAGACCATTGGTGGGCTATTATGGCTGGGGAAGTTCCGATACCAGACCATATCCCAAGAGAGCAAGCGACTATGTTAGTAAAGCCTGATAACTGGAAATTTTTTAAGCAACCATCAGCTATGGAGGAGCAAAGAGATGAAAAAGGAGACATTACTGGCTACCTTCTCAACCCCAAAGCAGAAAACAAAAAGAACATCCTTGATAGCTATTATCCTAATATTATTAATGGTAAAACCAAAAGCTGGATAGATGTGTATGTAATGAATAGGCTTGGAACTATTCAAGAAGGCAAACCAGTCTATCCTGATTTTGTTGGGGAGACTCACCTAGCTGAAGAAGAAATACCTATTGCTGTTGGCGTTCCTCTTTACATTGGTGTTGACTTTGGTCTTACTCCTTCTGCTGTGTTTGGTCAAAAGGTTAGAGGTCGGTGGTTAATTCAATCTGAGATTGTTGCAGTTGATATGGGGATTGTTAGGTTTGCTGAACTCCTTCGACAAGAGATAGCCACTAGGTTTGGTGGTCTTGATGTCTATATATATGGCGACCCTGCTGGAGATTTCCGAGCGCAAACAGATGAATCAACTCCGTTTCAAATTATGAGAGGTGCTGGATTAAAAGCTGTGCCAGCTCCAAGTAACAGCGTAGACCTAAGACTTGAATCTGTTTCTTCTCAACTAACGAAGATGTCAGATGGTAAACCAGCTTTTATGATTGACAGAAGATGCCCTCAACTTATTAAAGGATTTCAAGGAGGCTACTGCTATAGAAGAATGCAAGTGTCAGGAGAAAGATATGATAACAAACCTGAGAAAAATATGTATTCTCATGTGCATGATGCTCTTCAATACTTAATGTTAGGAGCTGGAGAAGGTAGAAGTTTAATGGCTGGTCAAAAGCCAGTTAAAGCGTTCAACGCAAGAAAAGGCTTTGATTTATTTAAAAGACCTAGTATTAGTAGAAGTAGTGGTAGTTTTTGGAATAGATTATAAGGAGATTAAATATGTGCTTTGGTGGTGGTGGCAGCCCTACTCCTGAACCTAGACAGGATGTTAAAGAAGAAACGGAAGCTGCAAAAAAAGAAGAAGAAGAAAAGAAAATAAAAAGACAGCAAGAAGCCCTTGAAAAAGAAGCTCAACAAAAAAGCGTTGTTGAGACATCTTCTTTATATCCTACTGGTGGAATTGTTTATAGAAAAGTTCGAGGTCGTGGAAGCTTGATGAGTGGAAGTGGTAGAGTTGGTTATTTAAGCAGAGGAAAAGAATTAACGCAAACTGGTCTTGCTAAGAGAAATGTTTAATTATGTTACCAAATATACCTGACACACCTGAAAAACTAGCTGAGTTTTATATTAAAAAGTTTGAAAAAGCTAAAACTATACGCCAATCTTTTGAAGATATCTTTGATGAATGCTATGAATACGCTATGCCTATGCGTGAAACTTTTAAATCAAAAACTGTAGGCGAAAGAAGAGATGAAAAGATATTTGATGAAACTGCTGTTGTTGGGGTACAAGAATTTGCTTCAAGGCTTCAGCAAGGATTAGTTCCTAACTTTGCTAGGTGGGCTGACTTTACTGCTGGGTCAGAAGTTCCTAAAGAAGAAAAAGATGAAATCAATAATGAGCTTGATATTGTTACGGATTATGTTTTTGAGATATTACAGAACTCAAACTTTTCCCAAGAGATTCACGAATCATTTATGGATTTGGCTATTGGTACTGGCGTTATTCATGTTGCTGAAGGTGATGCTATTAATCCTATTAGCTTTTCTGCTATTCCTTTACCTCATACTGTATTAGATGTCGGACCTGATGATAAAATAGACCATGTATTTAGAGAAAGAAATATTAGGTATTCAGAACTTTCTATTCTTTTTCCTGATGCTGTATTCCCTCAAGAACTTGCTAATGCAATGCAAGGGAATCCAGACCAAAAGACAAAAGTCTTAGAGGTTGTTTGTAAAAATTATTTAAAACCAAACGAAGATGCTTTTTATTCTGTGATTATAGAAGTGGCTCACAAAGCTATTTTAAAAGCAGAAGATTTAACTGGTAGCGGAAGTAATCCTTATATTTGTTTTCGTTGGGGTAAGTGTAGTGGTGAGGTATATGGTCGAGGTCCGCTTATGAATGCTTTAAGTGCTATTAAGACTACCAACCTAACAATACAATATATTCTTGAGAATGCTGCTATGTCTATCTCTGGCATCTATCAAATGGATGATGATGGAGTTATTAATCCAGATACTATTAACTTAGTGCCTGGAACTGTTATTCCTAAAGCTCCTAACTCTCAAGGTTTACAGCCTATAAGACAAGCTGGGTCTATGGACTTTGGAAATTTTATTCTTCAAGATATGAGGAATAATATTAAAAGAGCTTTGTATAATGATATGCTAGGCAATCCAGACCGAACACCAGCAAGTGCTACTGAGGTAGCTGAAAGAATGGCAGATTTAAGTAGAAGAATAGGTTCTGCTTTTGGCAGACTGCAAGCTGAAATGGTTCAACCAGTATTGCAAAGAGTTGTTTATATTTTAAAAAAGCAAGGAAGAATAGAATTACCAACTTTAAATGGTCGTCAAATTAAAGTGCGTTCTGTTTCTCCGTTGGCTCAGTCTCAAGCAAACGCAGATATAACAGCTATAGCAAGATGGTTGGAATTAATTCAAACACGATTCGGTCCTGAGATAGTTAATTTATTAATTAATTCAGAGGAGACTGCCGCCCACTTAGCCAAAAAATTTGGTGTTCCAGATTTATTAATTAGAGATGTAGAAGAACGAAAACAATTAGTAGCTATGGCACAACAAATGGCTATGCAACAACAACAAATGCAACAACAAGAGCAACCATTAGATGAACAAGCAGTCCAGTAATGTAACTAATATTAGTAATCTTGACGGATTCCCTAGAAGCAAAGAATTAGAAGAGCAAATAAGTATGAATTTCACATCCCTCTTCTCCACTCCTAGCGGAAAAGAAGTATTAAAATATTTAAGAAGTATAACAATAGAAGCTGTGCATGGTTCAGGAGTTACAGATGAAGTTCTTAGACACGCTGAAGGGCAAAGGTTTATTGTAGGATTAATTGAACGTAGAGTGCAACATGGTATAAGGATAAAATCAAATGGCTGAAGAAGAAGTAAAAGCGACAACAATCGGAGAAACTATCGAGCAGAATAACCAAGAAGAGCAACCAGTTGAATCTTTAGGGGAAAGACCAGCATGGTTGCCAGAGAAATTTAAAACTCCAGAAGATTTAGCTTCCTCTTATTCTCAATTAGAATCAAAAATTGGTGAGAAAGAAGAAGAAATACTTTCAAAAGCTAAAGCTGAATACGAATCTGAACGCCTTAAAAACAGACCAGCAAAGGAAGGCGAGTATCTTTTGCCAGAAGGAATAGATGAGGAGTTGGCTAAAAACAATGAATTGCTTCAATGGTGGGCTAAAGAATCTTATGAGAATGGTTATAGTCAAGACCAATTTGCAAAAGGTATAGAAATGTATTCTAATGCTATCTCTAATGGCATGACAAACCCTGAAGAAGAAATGAAAAATCTTGGGGATAATGCTGTTGAAAGAGTCCAAGCAGTAGAATTATGGAGCAAAAAATTCTTTAATGAATCGCAACAAACAGAAATTGCTGAGTTGTGTGCTACTGCTGAAGGAGTTAAAGCTATGGAAACTGTTATGCAAGCATTAAAGCAAGCACCAGTTTTGGGTGAAGCTACTGCTACAGCTCAGACAGATGAAGGCTCTTTAAGGGAAATGATGAATGACCCTCGTTATTGGAATGCTGCAAAAAGAGACCCACACTTTGTTAAACAAGTTGACCAAGGTTTTCAAAAACTTTACAACAGATGACTTATATCAAAAGAGGCAACCTTGAGTTTCGACCATGTGTGCTTTCTGATGTTGATATTGTTCTCGATAATATGCGTTTACCTGATATCAGAGAGTGTGCGTTGGTTGGGGTAACTCCTTCTATGGCTCTTAATGTTCCTTTTATGGAAGAAGGTTCTAAAGGATTTACTATCACTCACAAAAGAAAACCTATTGCTATGTGTGGAATTACTCCTATGGATAAGTATATGCATACTGGGAAAATTTGGTTCTTAGGTACTAAAGATGTAGATGCAATGTGGAAATCTTTTTACAAACATAGCAAATTAATTCTTAGTTTTCTTTGTATAGACTATGATGTCGTGGAAAATTATGTGCCTATTGACCACGACAAAACGATTAGATGGCTTAAATGGATTGGGTTTGAAGTAGAAAATCAACAGTATTTTGTGCATGAACATGAGTTTGTACGAGTTTTCTATTGCAATTTAAATAAATTTGAGTGTAATAATAGTATAAGTGAAAGACCCGTACTGCATTAAGAGAAGCCCTTACGGACAACTTCGTTGAAAAATGCAAAGGATAATCAGAAGCGGAAACTTAAACTTAACTTTAAAGGAGCTGAATAAATGGCAAATTCAATAGATACAGCCTTTATTAAACAGTTCGAGTCTGATGTTCATCTTGCTTATCAGCGTATGGGTTCTAAACTAAGAAATACTGTACGAACTGTTGGCAATGTGGCTGGAAGCGTTGTGCGTTTCCAAAAGATTGGAACTGGTAGTGCATCTACAAAATCGAGAAATGGTATGGTTACACCAATGGAACTTGCACACACAACTGTGGAAGCAACAATGGCTGACTACTATGCTGCTGAATATATCGACAAGTTAGATGAACTCAAAACTAACATTGACGAAAGACAAGCTGTGGCAACTTCGGCTGCTGCTGCTTTAGGTCGAAAGACTGACGAACTTCTAATCACAGCTATGGATGCTGGTGCTAACTCAACTCAAATACATGACACAGGTTCTGCTCTCGCAAAAGCCGACTTGCTTTCATTGTTTGAAACTATGGGTGCTGCCGACGTTCCAGAAGATGGTGGTAGATTTCTTGCTATGCATCCAAAAGGATTTGCAGACTTATTCTTAATTACTGAGTTTGCAAGCTCTGACTATGTTGGCGACCAGAACTTACCTTATGCTGGAGGAATGACAATGAAGAACTTCTTGGGCTTCAACATTTTCTCTAGTTCTGCTGTAACTGCTGGTAAGAGCATGGCTTATCACACCTCTGCTATTGGGTTAGGAATTAACGCTGATGTTTCTACGGAAATAAATTATGTTCCAGAAAAAGCATCTCATCTTGCAACTTCTATGATGTCTATGGGAGCATGTGTCATTGATGACAATGGTCTCTATGAAGTCTTAGATAACAATTCTTAGGAGGTATTGACATGGCTTATAGTGCTAGTGGATTATCTCGATTAGCTGGTTCATCTAATTTTAACTTGTGGAGTTATGTAACTACAGATGCTATTGCGGCTGTAAACTCTGCTGGTTATTTTAATGATGCAGCAAATATGTTAGCTGTTCGAGATGTTATTATTGTTGCTGACACAAATGTTCCTACGACTAACTTTGTGACCGTTTTGTCAAATACTGGTTCTGTAGTAGATGTATCTGATGGTACAGCTATTGCTGAAACAGATGGCGACTAAATTAATTAGGGAGAGGGGAGGAAACTCCCCTCACTTACTATGGCAGTAACAAGCACCAAAGCAGATTCGGCAGTTGATATATGCAACAGAGGTTTAATCCTTATTGGTGCAGAACCAATGACTTCTTTTGATGACGGAACTACAGAAGCATTAGTATCTTCTAATGTTTATGAAGATGTTGTTAGAACGTCTTTATGCAATGCTCGGTGGAGATTCGCAACAAATCAAGCTGAGTTAAATAGGCTTACTGATGCTCCAACTGCTCGATATGACTTAGCTTATCAGCTCCCTTCTGATACTTTAATAGTTCATGCATTAACTGTTAATGACAATCCTATTGAATATCAAATGTATGGAGATATGGTTTATGCAGACACAGCAACGACTGATACTGTTGTCGCTGATTATACATTTAGACAAACAGAAGAAAACTTTCCCAGCTATTTCGTGTTGGCTGTTTCTTATTCTTTAGCTCAGATATTTGCAACTTCTATTGCCAGAGATTCTTCTTTGTCTACTCTTATGGCTCAAATGGCAGACCAATCAATGCTTAAAGCTAGAAGTGTTGATTCACAACAACAAACATCAAGAAAGCTTATAACAAGTAGATTCATTTCTAATAGGAGAAGTTAATGAGAAAGCTTAGAGTTCCTATTACAAACTTGCAATTTGGTGAAGTAAGTCCTTCTTTAATATCAAGAACTGATACTCAGGTATATGCAAACTCTGCTCAAAAGGTAGAGAATTTTTTTTTAAGAGCTGAAGGTGGTGTAATTAAGAGACCGGGATTGTCTAATCTTTATGAGTTTGATACTACAGCAGATAACGCTTCCTTTACTATAACTGTTTCTGACTATGCCAATATACCTGTTGGCTCTACTATTAATTTTTATAAAAGTGATGGTACGTTAATTACTGTAGAATTTGAAACTGCTGGTAGCAGTAGTCCAAGTGCATCTGTTGGGAACACTCACTATGTAAGGGGGAACACATCTAACAATGTAACTGCTGATAATTTATATACTGCTATTAATGCTATATCTGGATTTACTGTAGCAAATCCTTCGGCTGCTGTAGTCACAGTTGTTAGAGATGATGCTTTTAATGGAAGATATACTGATGTTTCTTCTTCTGATTCCACTAGGTTAGCTGTAACTAATTTTACTACAAGTAGTGTCCAGCAACATAGAATTGTTCCTTTTATATTTTCAGATGATGAACGATATATTATTTCTCTTGAGAATTTAAAGATTAGAGTATTTAGAGTTGATACTGATTATAATGTTACTTTAGCTACTACTATTACTCAAGACACTTCTTCTGCTGCTTTACCTTTTACTAGCTCTAATATTCATCAAGTTACTTATACTCAATCTGGCGACACAATGTTTATTGCTCATTCAGATTTTATGGTAAGGCAATTGCTAAGAACTGGATTAACTTCTTTTACTGTATCTACTTTTAATTTTGACCAGAACTCAGCTAATACAGTAATCTTTCAACCTTACTTTTCTTTTCAAACAGCTGGTGTTACTCTTGACCCTCAGGCTACTTCTGGTTCTGGCAAAACTTTAACAACAAGTTCAGCTTATTTTGATACTACTGGAGATATAGATAGTGGTAATTATCCTGATTCAAAACATATTGGCATTACATTAAGATATAATGATGCTGAAATAAAAATTACTTCTGTTCAATCTGCGACTCAAGCTACTGGAACTATTTACGGAACTCTGAAAAAAAGATTATCTGTTGATGCTTTTAGAACTACTGAAGGTTCGGCAACAGTTGAAGTTTCAATGGTTGCTCATGGTTTTGCTGCTAGTGATGCTTTTACTTTATCTAATTGCTCTGCTGTAGGAGGAATAGCAAACAGCAATCTTAATGGTGCTAGAACTGTTGCTGAAGTTATTAATGAAAATAAATTTACTTTTTCTGCTGCTGCTAGTGCTACATCTGCTTCGGCTGGGGGTGGAACTCCTATGGTAGAAACTCATGCCGCAAATTTAGAATGGTCTGAGCAATCCTTTTCTGCTTTGAGAGGTTATCCTTCAGCAGTTGCTTTTCATCAAAATAGATTGTGGTTTGGAGGAACTTCAGGACAACCTGATGGATTGTGGGGAAGTAAAACTGCTACATATTTTAATTTTGATGTAGGAGATGCAGAGGATAATGATGCTCTTGATTTAACTGCAAGTACAGGAGATATTAATACCATACGTCATATTATTTCTAACAAAGACCTCCATGTATTTACATCAACAGATGAATTCATAGTTCCAGCTTTAGAAGGTCAGCCTACAACTCCAGTTAATGCCTCTATTGAAAGGCAAACTTCTTTTGGTTCTTCTTTTCTTCGACCTTATATCTATGATGGTGCTACTGTATTTGTTGATTCCTCTGGCTCAATGGTTAGGGAATTTATATTTGCTGACCAAGTTCAAGGTTATACTGGACAATCTATCTCTACACTTTCAAGTCATTTAATTAATACTCCTATTCAAATGGCTATGTTGTCTGGTGCTATTGGAAGAGCAGAAAACTATTTATTTATTGTTGATGCTGATGGTACAATATCTGTGTTTAATTCTAATCGAATAGAACAAAGAGCTGGGTGGACACAGTTTACAAGTCAAGGAGCATTTCATTCTGCATGCGTTATAGATACTCATGTTTATACTGTACTAAAATGTGACCAAGGAGATGGGACTAATAAATTTTTTCTTTCTGAGTTTAGCAATAGTTTTAATACTGACTTGGCTAAAACTTACTATGGAGCTAGTGGAGTTTTCAACGTCAGCTCTGATTTCGCTAACGGAGCAGTCGTGGATGTGGTCGCTGGGAGTTACTATCTCGGTCAGTTTACTGTTGCTGGGGGTAATTGTGATGTTTCAGCGATAGATAATTCATTAACAAAAGCTGAGATAGGATTAAAGTTTGATGTTAATTTAAAGACAAATCCAGTTGATGCTCAGGTGCAAGAAGGTCCACTTACAGGAGAACCAAGAACAATACAAAGAGTTCTTCTTGATTTAAATAATACTTTGGCTGTGTCTGTTAATAATAAGAATTTAATTATTAGACAGGTTACAGATGACATGAGCCAAGAAAGAACTCCAGTAACAGGGAAAAAAGAATTTAGACTGCTAGGATTTGGGAAAGACCCTCAAGTTAGCATTAGTCAAAATGCACCGTTATCATTACAAATTAATTCAATAGTTGCGGAGGTGGCTTTCTAATGCCCTGGTTACAAATTTTTCAAGGAATCGGAACTTTAGTCAGCGTAATGGGAACTATGAAAGCAGCCCAAGCTGAACAAGATGAAGCTGATAGAAGAGCAAGAGAACTTGAGGAAGAAAGAAAAAGAAATGCTATTCAAGCAGCACAAAATCATAATGATACTTTAGCTAGTTATGATGAAGATGTGAATATTAATGACTCTATGTTGTATGTTACTCGTGATACCTCCGATATCAGTTTAGATAGATTCTTTAAGAAAGAAGAAGAGAAGGTAGGTGAAGAAGTGGTTCGTTTAGATAGGATGGCTTTAATGACTGATGATAAATATAGAAGAGAAGCTATAGGTGTTAAAAGAGCTGGTGAAGCTCGAGCAGAAGCTTTGCGATTTAGAGCTGTTACTAAAGGTATTCAAGGATTATATGATTTTAGAAAAAATTGGACTGGTGAATAATGGCAGTTATTAAAAGAAAAAGAGGAAGATATACTATTGGTCCGATAGGGCTTACGACAGAAAATAGAGCTAATGTTACGTCTGCTTTATCTATGGCTGAAGATGTAGATAGATTGACTAAGATTGCTGTAGAAGAAGGTAGAAAAGAAGCTATTAGATATGGTGAAGAACAAGCTATGTCTATGCCTATGAAAATGTTTTACACGCTAGGAGATGATGGAGATTTCAAAGCATACTCCTCAGAAGTATTTCAGAATATGGGGTCTAATGCGAGAGAAGCTTTTAAAGTATTAGCAGAAAAAAGATACTTTGAAGATGTAAACAATGATTTAAAAATTAAATATAAAGAATACAAAGATAAGTTTTCTATTGGCTCTGGTGGAGCTGAAGCATTCAATCAAGCCTTTAATGACTATGGGTTTAATTTATCTGCAAATGCTCCTAATAAATTCAAGCAACAGATTATAGATATAACAAAAGATTACGCCCAAATGGGGTATTCTGATTTGTTTATTCTTTCTAAAGAACGTCAGAATTCAAGAAGTGAAATAATGATTACCAATAGTATGAATGAATACGCTTTCCAAATGGACAAAGCTGAGAAGAATGATGACCCTTTGCTTGCTGATTATTGGTATGGTAAAATGTTAGAGACTGGCGAAGAAGCTAATTTATTAGAAGTGGCTTCTGGTAGTCATAGGGCGGCTGGGTTTGGTCTCAAAATTAATAAGCAAATTGAAAAGGTAAAAGTTGCTTCTTCGATAAGAAATATATTTAAATCAAAAGATTTATCTCAAGATGAATTAAAAGGAATAAAAGTTTATATTGCTTATGGCAATGAAGACTGGCTTCCAAAAGATGAAAATGGAAAAATAGATTCTAACCTTAAATCAATTATAGATGATTACAAAGAAACTCTTAATTCAGATAATGCTGAGTTTGCTTCTTCTTATTTAGACAAACTTGTTTCTAACAGAGTTTCTCTTCTTAATGAATTCTCTGGTTCATCTGATGCTACTGCTATTAAAACTGCTTCTGGTGATGCTATTACAGATTTGAGAAATAAGTTTCTTAAAAATGAAGATAAAAGCGACAAAAATGTAATTGAATTAATGGAAACTGTTGGTGAATTAAATAAAGGTTATCATGATATAGCTAAGGCTTTCCCTAAAGTTTTTAATTCAGAGGATGCCAATTCTCAATGGGGAAGGTTTATTAGCCAACAGATTCCTGAAAAATTGTCTAAAGAAATAAAAAGGCAATTAAGAGCTGTTGATGAATTAAATGCAAAAACTTTAAGAAATGTTAGAGATTATTTAAATGATGATTTAAATGCAGAAGCTAAAAAAGGCATCCCTACTTATTTAATAAGAACTTTAGATAAGTATCATCAAATGCTTAAAGAGAATCCTATTGGTAATTATGCTCCAGCCTTAATGACTAGTCTTAATGAAAAAATAAACACAAAAGAAAGAGAATTAGAAAAAATTGAATTAGACGAAGAACAAAAAAGAAAAGAAGATGAATCTGAAAAAACTGTTGAGAATAGAAAACGACAAAGAACTGAACTTGATGATGATGGGGATAATGAATTAGAAAATATTATTGCCCTCTCTAAAGAAGGAGAGTGGGGTTCAATCAAAAAAAATATAGATGCTTATGAAAAAAAATGGAGGACTGAGCAATTAAAAGATTGGTCTAATTTAAGTATGACGGAAATTAATAACCAAGTAATGAGGCTAAAAAACGAAGCTTCTTTTCAGTTGACCCAGCACATTATGAATACTGTCGATAATAAATTAGAAAAAAAAGCTTTTTCAAAAAATCAATTTGGTAACTTGCAAATAAATGATGCCACACTAAACTTGTATAAAGATGTAGTCGATTATATTGTCAATCCTGGAGTTGAAAAAACAGCAGAAGCTTTAAAAGATTCAGGTTTAGAAGATGTATTAGATTTACTTGTTGACTGGACAAAAGATGACCCTGAGTTGGGCGAGCAAGTTCGTAGAAGAAAAGCTCATATTGATTCTCGAATGCAAGAGTTTGCATCTCGTTTAACTGGTAAAAAAGCAGAAGTAGAAAAACAAGAATTAACCGAAAATATGGGTAGCGGGATTGCTGGTTCTAGCAAAAAAACTTCAGATATTTCTACAGAAATTTTGCAAAACCTTTTGATAAAAGACGGATTAGTTACTGAAAAAAATACTGCTGACCAAGATGGGATGGCATTTTTATTAAGCAATGATGCTTTAGACCTTAGCAAAGACGCAACTCGACATCTTTATCATAGTGTAATGAAAGGCTATATGCCTAGTTTTATGATTGAAACTATAGAAAACTGGAGTCGATTAAATGATGAAGAGCTTAGGATTCTTTTAACTACTATAGATAGAATGCAAAGATTCCCAGACCCTAATACTGGAAGAATTACAAATATGTTAAGTCTTTATATGGGGAGTCATAAAGGCAGTAGTCCTTATGGTTACGAAAGAATACAAGACAATCTAAGAGCTATGAATGCTTTAATACATGTTGGAGAATCTGAAGGCTGGATAAGTAGAGCAAACCAAACTGACTCAGAAAAATATCTTGGCTCTGACCCTGAGATTATTATTAATTATCCTGAAGAAAAAAGATATGATAGCCCTGTTGCAAATTATATAAACCAATTTAATTCTATAGATGCTGACAGTTACAGGTCAGCATGGGTAGGTATAGCTAATCAATCAGATATTGACGTAGGAGAAAATGCTAAAGAAAGAACTGTTTTAAATAAACTACTAGCTAAATATGATGTTATTCCTGAAAATGGGAATGCTCCTGAAGAGTTTATATCTATTTTAAAATATAGTATTATTGGAGGAATCCAATCCAGACAACTTGAGGAAAATCCAAAAGCTTTTATTTCATCTGCAATGGATAATATTAAAGGATATAAGAATAGAGAGTATTCAAATTATAATGGGAACATTATTGATTTTAATAACATTAATAAAACTGGAATAACTTTAGTTAAAAATGGACTTAACAAACAATTTTTTGGAGATTTATATTATTATGCTCTTAATGAAATCCAAAATGTTTTGCCTGATGGATATATTTTTGACCCTGAGAGCGTTGCTGACGAAAAGTTTTACGAATTAATAGGAACAGATTCTAACTTAATACATGGAGATGAAGTTGCTGAAGCGATAAACTTAAAGAAACAACAGGAAAATTATACAACATCTGCTATTTATCCTGTTTCTCCTAGAGATATAGCTGAAGCAAGTGGGGAAAAACCAGAGCCATTAGGTCCAGATATAGAAGAATTAAAAAGAGTTAAACTTGTTGCAACAAGTCTAGCTGATGGTGATGTAAGGTATATGGCTTATTATTTGGATGATAGCAATACATTTAGGAATGTATTAACACTTGTAGGGGATGAATACGTTCCTGTTGTTTTTACTGCTAATACTATTAGACAACATTTAAAATCAAAAGGAATACAAGAAAAATTATTCCAAGAAAATATAGCTCCAGCTTTAGAAAAAAGAAAAGCTTTGTTTAAGGAAAGATACGGAATTGAATTACAATGAGCAGTATATTAATTAATCCTTTCTACCACCCTAAAGCTAGAGGTGGATTTAGTTCAACTAAGCCAGTTCCTTTAGAAGATATTGACCCCTCTTTTGGGGAAACTTTAGGCGCTCAGTTAGGGTATTCTTATGACTCTCAATGGGAAGGAATAAAAGAAGATTGGCATTATGATAACAGAGGATTAACTAGACCAGTTGCTGCAATAACAGCAAGAATGCTTGGGATAGATGTTGTGCCTTTTGTTAGAGAGCAGTTTACAAAAGCTATACAAGATGAACGAAATATCCTTGACCCTGAATTCGACCCTTTTTCTCCTGATAATATTTCAGGATATGAAGAACATGCTATGTATTTTGCAGATGTTAAAAATGCTGAACACATGGAGTTTAAAAAAAGAGTCCTAGATGAAAATATAAAAAGAAGAGAAATAATTGGTGCTTCTGGATTTTGGCAGAACTTAGGAGCTGCATTCTTAGACCCTATTAATTTTATTGCTTTGCCATTTGGAGGTCCGACTATTGGAATAGGTCGTTCTATGGTTCGTGTAGCTGCTGGAACTGGTGCTATAGTTGCTGGTCAAGAAGCAACTCGATATCCTTTCGACCCTCTTGCAACTCCAAGTGAAGTTGCTATGAATATTGGTACAGCAGCAGTATTCGGAGCTTTAATGGGAGGTGCTATTAGCATTCCCATGACAACTAAAGCAAGAGCTGCACATAAAGCTCACCAACAATTCTTAAGAAATGTACAGAAAAATAACGAAGATGTTGATGCTACTGTTTATGCTTATGAACAAGCTGGTATTAATCCAAAAGTAAACAAAGCTCCTAGAACTGTTGAAGAAGTTTCTGTCCCCTATAACAAAGAAGATATTGTTTATATGGAGACAAGATTAAAACAACTAAAAGAATTGATTAAGAAAAACGAAAAGATGATACATGGGAAGTCTAAATCTTCTCTTACTAAATGGGCTAAAGAAGCTGGTCAAAGTCCTTCAGAAGCAAAAAAACAAATTCAAGAAATGATTGATGATGTCTGGAAGCCAGAGTTAAAAGATTTAGAAGTTGATATGAAGTCAACATTATTTTTAAATTCTAAAAAGCTTTTAGATGGAAGGCTTAAATCTTTTAAGGTTGGCAATAAAGAATTTACAAAAGGAACTTTAAAAGCTTTATCAGATGAAGACCAATTAATTTCTAATAAGCAATACTACGATTCAACTATTAAGAATATAAATAGAAATCTTCCAGAGTTAGTCACTCAATTAAAAAGAAAAGTAAATCAATTAGCTGATGTTGAAAAAAAATTAAAAGAAGGTAGTAGGAATCCTGATACTGGGGATTGGTTTTTCTTTGGCAGAAACTTTGACGAGAAGTTTAATCCTAAAAATGAAGAGCATAAGCTTCAATTATTGGAAAGATTAAAAAGAACTGAGACCTATAAAGAATCTGAAAACTTAAACTCTAGGATTCAAAGAGCTGAAAAAGATATAGAAAGCACCCAAGAAAAATTAGATTTAACAACAGACCAAATTGCTAAAAGAAGAAGAGCTATTGATAAACAAGCTGCTTTGTTTAATTACAAGAGTAATAGTTTTGTAAAAAGTGCTTTATTCAAGTTTATGCCTACTCCTCTTAAAGCAGTAATCATGAATGATAATGCTACTGGATATGCTAAATGGGTTCAGTTAAAAATGTTATCTGATAACAGTATGGAAATGGAGTCTGTGCAAAGAGGGTTAAGTATTGGTCATAGTGTTGAAGTAGGGAAAGCCCAGCACAAAGGAAAAATTTATGATTTCTTTACGGAGTTAGATGGTTATTGGATTCAAAGCAGAGGTGGAGCTGGTAAAAAAGAAGCTACTTCTTTATTCCCTTCAGAGCAATTAAGCACATCTAATCTATGGTTAAAGTTTAATAAAAATATTTTGGGTGGAGGGCAAGACCAATTAACAAGAGAAGAGTTTGGGGTAAAGATAGTAGATAAACTTATCTTAGGAGAAAAAGGAGATACCCCTATAGAAGATGCTGCTATTGATTATATTAAAGGAGCATTAAAAAGAGAAGAAATAGAGAAAAGAGATGTTGGTTTGCTTGGTGGGGAAGATTTTATTAGAGGAGAAATCCCTCGAACAAGAGAAAAAGTAAGAGAAGCAAGTGAGTCTTTAACAAAATTAAAAAGCAAAAAAGAATCTTTGATTGAAAAGCAGAAAAGTTTTGTAGATGATTTCGGTGGAGTTAAGACTAATCTAATAAAGACTAGAGATAATATTTTAGAGCAAGGTAAATCTAGGGGATTAACTCAAAAGCAAAAAAAGTATCTTGCTTCCTTAGACCTCCAAATTAAAAGAAAAGGTTTAAGGGATTTTGAGTATGACAATCTTCAGAAGTTTGACGAATGGATTGCGAACAAAGAAGATAGAGTTAATTTTTTGCATGAGAAATTAGAAAATCTTGTTGATGATTTAGAAAGATTTAGAACAAGTACAATTACTCCTAAGTCTTATACTGCAAAATTAAATGTAACAAATATTAGTGAACTTTCTGATGATGAAATACAGGCTCTTTGGGGGAAAGAGTTTGGAGTACAAAAGATTATTTCATTAGATAAAAAAGATATGTTCATTTGGGACAAGCTTAATAAAGAAATATTACCTAAAGGCAGAGTAAATAAAGATATGATTTTTTCTGAATGGGATAAAGCTCAAAATTGGTTTGGTAGATTTACTCCTTTAAGAAGAGGAAGAACTTGGACAAAGAAAGAAAAGCAAGAAATTATTAACACTTCTAAACTAAGCGACAAACAAATAGAGGAATTATTTCAAGGTCAAGGTACTGTTTATATAGACAGAAGAAGGATTAATAAGCTTTGGTTGGAAATGCAGACAGTAGAGAATCGAGAATCTTACATTAGCTCTATAAATGAAAAGTGGAGAAAATATGTAAACGACCAAAAGATATTTCCTGATAGAGTTATTGAAGATATCGAGATTCCTGAGATACAAAAGAAAGTAAATGAGCTTGTCCAAGAAGGAAAGTTTTCAAAAAAACAAAGTGACCTCCTTCTCAACAACTTAGAGCAAGTAATCGTTACAAGGAATCATAGGCTTTTTATAGCAGAAAACTTTTCTCGATTTAGAAAAGAGGGTGACTTAGTAGATTTTGTATTTTTCCATGAAATGATGCATGGGAAAAGAAGAAGGCTAGATGGAGAGTCTAGGGTAGCTAATGAAAATAGAATTAATAGATTGGCTTTAAAGAGGTCAACTCAAGAGGGTGGTAAGTTTGCAAAAGCTAGAGAAATGATTGAGTCTTTTTTCCCTAGATACTGGAATCACAAGATAATAGAAAAGTATAGAGATGAATTTGAAGGCATTCTTACTAATTATTATATGGCTAATCCGTATAAAGAAGTGTTCGACCCTAAGTTAAAAAAGATTATTGTTCTTGCTGCAAAACCTTCTCGTGAAGAAGCTGCTGAAAGAGCTAGAGATACTACTCAAAAAATTTTAGGAGAACAGTATACTGCTGTTGAAGATATCTATGTAGGCAAAGGTTTGTCAAAGCATTTTAAGCATAGAAATTTAGATATACCTAATAGTGTTATCTTAAAATTTATCCATAGAAATCCTTATGATATTTATAAGCAATATGTTTCAAGAACTGCTGGTATGGTTGAGTTTAAAAAAGCTTTTGGAAATTTTAAAACTATTGATGACATTAAAGATGAAGTGTTTGAGTCTGCTTATGAGCAAGGGATAATTAATAAACAATCACCTAGCGAAGTAAAAGCTAATGCCGAAGATATTTATATGAATATTCGCTTTGGGTATGACCGAGTTGTTACAGAAAGAATCCATGAACATCCAGCTACTTATGATAAACGTATTGCTTACGGATTAAGATTTGGCGCTCAAACAAAATTTTTAGGTAGTGCTATGATGGCTGCAATAGCTGAACCTTCTATTGTTATGATGAATCATGGGGTTGGTAAAACTATGCATGGTTTATTAGATGCTATTTTTGACCCTAAGATGAGAGCAACAATTAAAGAAGTTGGGAAATGGGGTGAAGCCATTGATATGACTCTTGGTACTGCTCAACAAAAAATGGTTGATGACATGAGGTTTAGTACATTTGGCGATTCATTTTGGGATAGTGCTAAAAATAATTTTTATAAAGCTAATGGTCTTGGTATTTTAACTACTATATGGAAAAGACTTGATGCTCTAATAAGAGCAGACCATTATATTTCTGCTTCAAGAAGATGGGCTACAGGCAACGAAAGTGATTTCGACAGGGCTTATCTTCTTAGATATAACATTACTAAAGACCATGCTTTAAGAATAAGCAAACTTATTGATGATAAAGTTATTCAACAATCTGATAGAGGTTTATGGTTAGCGAATACTAAAGCTTGGGATGATATTGAGTTACGAGATACATTTTCTAAAAGCATGTCATCAGGTATTTTAAATACTATTATTATGGGTACTCCAGCAGATAAGCCTAAGATTGTTGATGGTGTTGTTTTAATCAAAACATCTACTGTTCAAAGAGCTGGTCTTGGTGGCATATTAAAAGAGCATAAAGATTATCCAGGTTATGTTAAGTTAGAAAAACATTTAGCTTTTATGGCTTTGCCTTTTCAATTCTATGCTTATTCTATGGGTGCGTTAACTTCTATTACTGGAGCATTTAGTCAAGGTGCTTTAAAGAGTAGAGTTTTGCCTCCTATGATTGGATTGGGTTTAGCTTACTTTTCAATCTGGTTAAGAACTCCTTCTTGGAGATGGGAGGAGATGGAATGGCAAGATAGAATGGCTAGGTCTTTTGAGTATTCTGGGTTAGCTGCTATTCACTCTGATTTGTTTTATGAAAGTATGCATACCATATTATCTTTGTCTGGTAAAAATATTACTGGAGGGTTTCTTCAGCCTAAATTTACAGAAGATACTTTAGAAACAGCTATTGGTCTTGGTGGAGCTGGACCGAGTTATGGTTATGATGTAGTAGATGGAATTTATGAAATGTATCAAGGAGATTTTGGCAGAGGTGCTGGGTTGACTTTAAAAAACATTCCTTATTTCCAAATATTTTATGTAAAAGGTTTAGTAAATGATTGGGCTTATGCTCTTGATAGAAGATTTGATTGATTAAAATTAAAAAAGAAAGTAGAGTTTCGATATGACTATATCCGTTTCAAATAATACACCTAGAGTGTCATATAGTGTTTCTCAAGGAGCGACAACGACTTCTTTTACAGTAAATTTTGAGTTTTTTGCTGCTGCTGATTTAAATGTTTATGTAGATGACACGCTTAAAACATTAACAACTCACTACACAGTATCAGGTGGGAGTGGTTCTACTGGTACAGTTTCAATGTCTGTTACTGGTGCTACTGGTGGTTCGACTGTAGTGATAACAAGAGACATAGCACTCGAGAGAACTACTGACTTCCCTAGTCAGGGTGCATTTAATATATCTTCTCTCAACACAGAGCTAGATAAACTTATTGCGATTGATGCTGACGTTGATGATACAATCGGAAGGTCAATACGATTACAAGATTCTGATTCTGCTGTGTCTATGGAGCTTCCTCTTAAAGCGGCTAGATTAGGAACAGTTCTTGGGTTTAATGCTACTACTGGTGCTGCCGAAGCTGGACCAACTATTGCTAACGTAAATTCATTAAGTGCAATAACTGCAAATATTAATACTGTTGCTGGAATACAAGCTAACGTAACTACTGTAGCTAACATACAAGCTCACGTAACAACAGTTGCCGGAATATCATCAGCAGTTTCTAGTGTTGCTGGAGTTGCTTCATTAATAACATCAGACTTTGTATCTGATTTAAATACACTAGCAACAAGTGCAATCGTTGAAGACCTAAATATCCTAGCTACAAGTGACATTGTTAGCGATTTGAATACTCTTGCTACAAGTGATATTGTTGCTGACTTAAATAAACTAGCAACAGATGATATAGTTAGCGACCTTAACACACTAGCAACAACAGATATCGTTAATGACTTAAATACATTGGCAACATCTGATATTGTTACTGACCTAAATTTATTGGCAACAAGTGCTATAGTTGAGGATTTGAATTTACTTGCTACTAGCTCTGTTATTGCTGACATGGCTTCACTTGCTGGGTCAGGAGGAAGTCCAAACATAACTGCTCTTACTGCTTCTGGTGTAATAACTGGTGCAACTCTTGAAGCTACTGGCGATACGTCTGCTGGAGATAATGCTGCAATAGGTTATACAAGTGCAGAAGGATTAATACTAACTGGTCAAGGTTCTACTAATGATGTAACGATAAAGAATGATGCTGATAGTGATGTTATTGAGATTCCTACTGGCACAACAAATGTTACTATTGCTGGAAACTTAGGAGTAGGAGGAACAGTAACTGGTACTGGAACTTCTGTATTTGCAGATTTAGATATCTCTGGTGATGTAGATGTTGATGGAACATTAGAAGCTGATGCTATGACATTAAATGGTACTTCTATTACAACAACAGCAACACTATCAACTGGTATATCAAATGGGAATGTTCTGGTAGCAAATGCTAGTGTTGTTGATAATGATTTTTTAAGAGTAGATGGCACATCTATTGAGGGTCGTTCTGCTTCAGAACTATTAAGTGACATTGGAGGCACTACTGAAGCAACAGCAGAAGCCAATAGTGTTGCACTTGCAATTGCCTTAGGATGATAAAGGAGATTTAATATGGCAAATACATTTAAAGTTGTAAGTCATGATGTAATGCCAGCAAGTGCTGGTACTCCAGAAGACTTGTATACAACTCCAGGTAGTACGACGACAGTAGTGTTAGGATTAGTATTGTGTAACGTACATACTGCTCAAGTCACAGCAGATGTAAAGTTAGTTTCAGATACAAGTGGAGGTGGTCGAGCAGCTACCAATACAACAACATTTCTTGCAAATGATATTCCACTAGCAGTAGGACAAAGCACATCTGTCCTAATGGGAGCAAAGATTGTTTTGGAGACTACAGATAAAATACAGATTGATTGTTCTGTAGCTGACAAGGTTTCCGTTACGATGAGTATTATGGAGATTACATAATGGGTGAACATAACTTAGGTAAAGATGCAACTGCTACTTCGTATGAGCCTGTTATAAAGCAAGGAGAAAACACAGTAGCTACTTCACTCACAATAGATGCAAGTAACAATGCTGTATCAGCTGGACCAATTACGATTGGAGCTAGTGCTACTGTAACTGTATCTGGGATATGGGTGATAGTATGAGTAAGCTACAAGTAGAAACAATATCTCATACCAATAACACTACGGCTCAGACTATTGATAGTAGTGGGCGTATTACAACTCCTGCTAGACCTGCGTTTTCTGCTAAAAAAGTAAATTCAGGAGGTGGCGTTTCTCTGAATGGACATATTACATTTGATACAGTTACATTTAATGTGGGAAGCTGTTGGGATGGTACAAATAAATTTCAAGCTCCAATAGCAGGAATTTACTCTTTTTCTCTTAATGCATTTTGCAATGGTGCTTCAGCGGGTCAGATGCCTGATGGGGGTGACTTTAAAGGGTACTTAGAACAAGATACTGACTCAAGTTTTGGCTCTCCAAACGTATTTGGGCAAACTTACACTTACCTTAATGGAACAGCAGGGTATTTTAATGTTTCAATGAGTGGTTTAGCATCACTTTCAGCTAATGAATATGTAAGAGTTAATATAGCAACAGGGTACATATATTCTAATACATCAGGCAGTAATTACCCTCCAATCTTTAGTGGCTTTTTAGTAGGATAATAATATGAGCATGGAAAAATTAAGACAAGAAAGAAATAAACTTTTAGAACAAAGTGACTGGACACAGGCTAACGATAGCCCATTGTCTGATACTAAAAAAGCTGAATGGAAAACATACAGGCAAGCATTAAGAGATATGACAAAAAATGCAAGTCCAAAACTAATTGATGTGCCACCACATAGTGTTGACCCATCTTCTGTAACCTTTCCAACAAAGCCATCATAGGAGTAAGACATGGTTAGCAAAATTGAAGTCGATACAGTAGTCAATCAGAGTGGCGACCAAGATAGCGGATTAGATTTATCTACGAATGATGTAGTTGCAGTAAAGACAGCTAATACAGAACGCATGCAAATAAATGCAAACACAGTTTCTATTAAATCCAAAGCAAGTTCATATGAGGGATTAGAACTTATAACACCTTCTGGTGATGGTTCAGGACAGTTTCATATTGGTGTACATGATGATGGTGGAAGTTCAGGTAGAACTATCGTAATTAGCAGAGGTGGTTCAGACGGCATGGATACAGAAAGCATGAGGATTGATGCTAGTGGTAATGTAAACATTGGAAGCACTAATACTGGCATACAAGTTAGTGGCATCAGTATGACACAAGATGGTAACATTGATATTGGAGCGGGTGTTAATCCATTAGATGTAAACAGACAAACAAATGATGGTAGCCTTATACGATTTTATCAAGCAAGTTCTGAAGAAGGAGAAATAACTGTTTCTGGTAGTACAGTATCTTTATCTGGTTTTCAGGGTTCACACGAAAGTTCTGGCATACCATCCGACACACCTATAGGAACTGTTGTAAGTACAATAGACACAGTTGATACTAAAACAATTATTGCTAAAGATGGTTCTAAATCACAGCAAGATAGAGCAGACCACCCAAAGATAGAGGTATCTAGTAGTGTAGGAGATAAAGCTGTATATGGTGTTTTCTCAAGGTGGAGGACAATAGAAGAAAATGAAGATGTAAAAGCAATGATTGCATCAGTTGGTACAGGCTCTGTGCGTGTAACAGGTGCGTGTGCAAAGGGTGACTTACTAGAGAGCAACGGAGATGGTACAGCAAAAGTGCAGTCAGATGATATTGTAAGGAGTAAGACAATAGGTAAAGTAACAATAGGTAATAGTAGCACAGACGTTAAGCTAGTGTCTTGTGTTCTATATTGTGGATAGGAGAGTAAATAATGACCTCAACATTAAAAGTAAGAAACATAGAGATGGGCGAGGGTGCTGCATCAGATAGTAAAATATTGTTTGATGGCAATGCTCAAGACTTTCACATAGGACTAGACGATAGTTCTGATGACTTGGTTATAGGGTTAGGTTCTGCACTTGGCACGACAACACACATGGCATTTGACGAGAATGGACAAGTTACTAAGCCACTTCAATGTGCTTTTTTTGTAAATAAAAGTTCAGGTCAAGATAATATTGATACTGACGGAAGTCAGGATTTAGTTACATTTGATACTGAAAGATTTGATGTAGGTAGTAATTTTGCATCTAACACATTTACAGCACCTGTAACAGGAAAGTATTTTTTATACGCATCTTTAAGATTGGATAATGTAGACACCGCAGCAAGTTACTACAATATGGCAATAGTAACATCAAATCATACACATGAATGGATTGAAAATTTTAATACAGATGGTGGAGACTATAACTATTTTACTGCTCAAGTAACTGCTATTGCAGATATGGATGCTAGTGATACAGCTACAGTACAAATAAATCAGAGTGGTGGAACTTCTCAAACTGACATTGCCGCTAGTAGTGGTAGAACACTTTTTTCTGGATACCTATTAGGTTAATATGCCAATGCGAAATAACATATCTTAAAGGAGATTAAAATGGCAAAACTTACACTAACAATAGAAGTAGATGATACTCAACAGACTATTCTAAAGAATGATTTGTTGGATATTAACACATGGGTTCAAGAAGCAATGACAGGTAAAATTAATAACTGTTGGAAAAGGATGCAATCTGAGTGGACAATTAAGTTAATGAACGATAGTTCTTTTACTGACCCAATCCCAAGCAACCAAGCTGACTTTGTAAAGTTGGTGGTAGCAAGGAGTGATTACAAGACCAGAGTTCAAAGAGATGCAGCTAATAAGCTATGACCAAAGCATTAGAAACAAGAGTGGTTAAACTAGAAACTGAGAATCACATTCAGTATAAGGAGATTTTCTTTCGCTTAAAGAGAATTGAGCTTGTTGGTCTTGGTGGAATTTCTGCGGTCATAGGTTTGCTCATTAATGTTTTGCTAAAAGTTTATTAGCTTAGTTACATGTTAGACCCTTTAACAATTTCGGCTGCTGTTGCTACAGCAAATACAGCTTTCAACGGAATTAAAAGGGCGTTTCAAGTTGGTAAAGATATTCAGAGTATGA